AAGCGGAGAAGAAGCCAACCGAGCCATAAAAGTCATGTTAGGAGGAAGGCTTACTTTAGATCAAATAGAAGCGGTACAAAAAGCTATTAAAGCTGGAGAAGACCCTACAGCAGTGCTGGGAGAAGCATTGGAGTCTGAGCGGGACATCCTTCGTGACATCCGCAGCTTACTTAGTGGTGGTAACGACGAATTTCTTCACGAGTCTAGAAGAGCCGCGAGCATAGCGAATGAAAATATAGATAACGGTGCGCAGTTAAAGGACGCGCTAGAGTCTATACAGGATGTACTACGTGAGTTCATCACGCAAAACATAGACACTGTTCGCACTGTTTTGACTGAACTAGCGACATTCATGGAAGAGATGCGCCCTGTGTTGCGTGCTATATCGATGGCCTTGAGCGATCTAGTTAAGTTCTTTAGCGATAGCGAGCCTCGCGCGGCGGTTTCTACAACTAAGACGGCTAAGGACTTGGAGGCTCCACAGGTTGAAAATATGCGTCGCGCGCAACAACAGTTTTTGGCTACTAGAGCATTGACGCAAGATCCAGAGCTGGCGTACCAGGGGCTTATTACTGACTACGCTGCCATTCTTGAGAACCCCGCTACTGCACATGGAATAGCTACTACCTTCGAGGCAGGGGGTGCCACACAGGGTCCATTGCCGGTCTCCGACGTGGAAAGGACTGTACTATCCACCTTGGATAGGTTTGCGAGAGAGCGAGGATTTGATCCTGCAGCGCACGGTGGGTCTGGCGCTACGGATACACGAGCAGAAATGCAGGCTATGATGTCCTATGTAGTAGGTACTTTGCAGTTTGCAGTGCCTTCTAGTGTGCGTGCTATTGTTGATAGGACCGGCGGGCCGCAATGAGCGCAATAACGTATATCAACAGAGAGTTAGGCCCGGATGGCATACGGCGATATAGGACACGTTGGAAGATCCTCATACACAGCCATCAATACCCTGGCGTAACAAACCTATCTAACTCTGTCGTCAACATCTCCCTGACTAAGAACATCAAGTCAGTTGGCACTTGTTCGTTTGCAGTAACTGGTGAACGAAACCTGCTGAACTTGGTTTACCCCAATGATTACATAAACGTATATTGTGACCGCGCAGACGGTTTAGGCTGGACTCGTGTATTTTTTGGCTTTGTAGACCACTTAGAAGAGCTTAGAAGAGTAGACGCAGTTAGCGGAAAGCCTACAACCATATACACAGTTCAGTGCTCAGACTTCCAAAAGGCATTAGAACGCACACAAATATACTTTAACCCTCACCTTGGAGGACGCAGAGACTTTGACGGGGTCTTTGACGGCACGGCTAACATCGGAGGCGCAGCTCTTCGTTCTCGTGGACTAAGAGTGTCCGGAGGTCCAGCAGAGCTGGTGACTAACACCGTGCTACTGCTGCTGGGCTTTGGTGCACAATTCATACTTCCAACCTCGTACAATCCAAGAGTCAGAGACCGCATACGTCAGCGTAGGGCTGAGGAAATACTCAACACGCTTCCAGAGGATGTTAGGAACGCCATAAACAATCAAGGTGGATACGCGAACTACCTAGAGAACATACGAAATCAGCTAGGTATAGAAGCCCCTGTTGCCTCTCTGGTGAATCCAGATGATTCAACCGCAGAGGGTGTGACGAGAGCAGACAGAACCCGCTTTAGCAACGAGGCAATACGTTCGCTGGCACCAGGATCCAGCACTGCTCAGGAAAACAACGGCGCGGAAACGGAAAGAGGAGCGGAAGCATACAACATCCTCAACACTACGTTGTCCGGATATCCCCCTACTCTTTTGGACATTATTGACATCTCCACGTTCTTGGAGCGTCAAGCAATAGACGGGTTTACACAAGCTATGTCCATGTGGGAACGTCAGGACAACGTAATGTCGTTCCTGCACTCTATTTCTAACGAAATAGTGAACGAACTATTTTTTGACTTGAGAGCAGTAAGCAGAGACGGAGGACTTACTGCAGGTACTGGATTCTCTACAGAACCAGATGACCTTTCAGGAAACATTGCGGACAGCGAAGGTGGCACAGCTGGAATGCTGTACCAGCCCGCGTTGGTGATGAGAGAATATCCTTTTTCTACTATCAATAGAGTGGACGCTAGCAACGTACCGTTGACCGTAAGGTCTCGTAGTGTTACAGGCGAACCAGACAGCCCTGAGACAGAAACCATTGGTGACCTGTGGTTTGGTGCAATTTTTAGCAACAGACCAAACACACCCGGACGACACGTAATCACCATTCCTGGAATAAACATAGCAGATCTTCGGAATGGAACTTCCACTGCAGCAGCTCCTAAACACTTAGACGTGGCTGTGGTGAATGATGCAGAGATCCTAACTACACGACTGAGTAGAAGTGATACGGATCACTTTAACTTGTTTGAAATTAGGTCTGATGGCTTTTTGGGTGAGGACAGCCGATTCTTCCTGATGGATTTGTTGCCTATTGTTACCCCTATACATGTTGTTCGTCACGGCTTACGTACACGAACTTTATCGACTAGATTTGCTAGATTTTCTTATTCAACAATCAACAGGACACAGGCACCGACAAGCCAAGCAGAAGCCGAAGAGTCCGCTCCCGCAGCACCAGAAGCTCCTGCACCTGCACCATCAATCACGGTTTTGCCTGTAGAGTTGCTCCCGGAACCAGGGTCAAGTGACCGATATACTCAAGGCTTTGTTACGCCGGGCAATCAATGGTGGTACCGACGTAAGGCATTTGATGGTTCTAGGCGCATAAATAATCAACCGTCTAATCCTAGGCCCGCTTCTGGTGTACGCTACTGGCGGTTCCATAACGGCGTGGATATTCAAGCTGCTCGTGGCACGCCTGTTAGAGCTGTTAGGGATGGAAAGGTAGTAATGGCTGCACCGGTCGGCACGCGAGGACGCACCGGATACGGAAACGTGGTCATGATCTATCACGAGGCAGATGACGTTTATTCCTTGTACGCTCATCTAGACTCTATAGCTACCAATCTGCAGGCTACATCTCGGTCTTCTAGGTTAGCATCCTTCGCCTCGGAAAGAATCATACGAGGAGGGAGATACCGCGAAGTAGATGTACGAGCTGGAGATCAGATAGGCACTGTAGGCAGTACCGACTGTGAGGGTGTGCACCTTCACTTTGAGTTCGACGTAGTAAGAAACGGGCGAGTATATCCATCAAGTTCTGACCGAGTTAACTTAACACAGGACTATTTTAGCGACGAAGCAACTGCTACAGCAGGCTTTCCTGTGTCTAACGACCGCCCAGCAAATCCTTCAGAGAGTCTTACTATTAGCCAGGACCCTGTGCGTGTATTCCGCGAGCGATGGGGAAAGGTATTGCCTGTTGGGGCAAGCGCAGCAGACGCAGCTTCTCCAGCACTTGACCCACCACCAGAGGCAACTTTTCCTGGTGACGAAGCTGAGTTTCCTGATTTGCCGGAAGTTCCGGTGGCTCCCACTGAACAGAGTACAGAACCAGATCCTGGAGAGTCCACAACAAGAGAATATTTTCCAGGGCAGGTAGACACCCCCGATACACGTAGGGCGTTGGCACGTTGGGCATTGCTTAACGATCACTGGTATCAGCACAACTTAGAGTACCTATCTGGCAGCATTGAAATGCGCGGAGCACCAGAAATAAGGGTTGGTTACAGGTTGGATTTGCCTGACAGAAACATGTCGTTCTATGTAGAAGGAGTAGCCCATAACTGGAGCTATGGTCAACCAATGACCACCACACTTCACGTTACTCGTGGACAGCCCAGTAACCCTTATCCTGTGTACGTTCTTCCCTTTCTTAATACGTTTAATGCTACATCAACCCAGCGCACAACAAACTCGCGACTGGCCGCGTTCTTCATATCACCGGACCCCCTATCTGTGCGACGTTCGTTGAAGATCCAGCGTAGAGCAACGGATGACCCTAGCGCACAAGTACAGAGCGCTGTCGCAAGAGCGGGTGAGGACATCAACGAAGTAGATACAAAGGGCACTACCGGTTGGTGGGCTGGAACGGGAGAAGAACAATCTGTTGGCACAAGATATAACGAAGCTGTGATTGAAGCTAGCACAGCAGAGGTAGATGCCGAATTCGAACGTCAAATGCGAAGTGCCTTTGAGCAACAACAGATTTCGAATGAGAAGTCTCTTGGTTTGAGAGGGTCCGAATCAATCTTGGCAACAGGTGCTGAAGGAAACCCACAAGCTAGCCACAACGTATCTAGCCTGGTTGAGATTCTAAATCCGTTTAACATTGGAGACGTTGACTGATGGCGTTAGGTAGGAACAGGATTGTTAACCTCTACGGAGGCACTACACAGCAGTCTCTGACTGTGGACCCTCGTGACTATTCTGCTTTAAACTTTACTCGTCTTGTACTTGGTGTCGTACTAGCTGTGAACCCTTCCGATACTAATGTAAACCGGTCTGCTTTCCAGCGAGCAGATCGTCGCGGGTATTTGCACACCTGCAGTGTTCTTGTGGTAGAGGACGGAAGGTCTTCTTATCTAGTACTGGACAATGTAATAATCACACCAGACATGCATTGTGGTATTGACGACTACCACGAAAATCTACCAAGAGGATGCTCTTCTGTAGTTACGGGACAGAATTGGAACAATCAGATAAACAACATCAATCCTTATGATTTGGACGGTGATTGGTGTATTGTGGGTTTCTTGGGAGGAAGTTTAGACAATCCTTTTGTCGTTAGATGGTGGCCACATCCAAAAAATCCGTACGACGCTGCGACCAGCGGCAATGCAAATCCTAGTGATACCACAGCACCTAGTTACCTATCCCAGGAAGGTAGAAGTTTTCATCGTGTAAATGGTGTAGAGTTTGTGGTAACCAAAACAGGCAACGTATACCTGTCTACGTACCTTGCTAATTCATCGCTTTCATTTGGCACGCCATTGTCTCCGGTTGACGGGCGTTTCCCGCGCAGCCTAAACAACGATGAAGGAGGCAGCATAAAGACATGGATAAAGCCCTCACAGACCCTGGAGTTGGACTGGAATGCCCCAACAAACGGTGTAGGTATTCTTGACGAGTCTGACGCGGAACTACCTCAAACAAATCCAGCGAACGTTGGGTCCCCCCCAGACAAAGAGAATACCTACATTCTCTTGGAGAAAAACAGGGTACGCATAGAAGTACCCGAACAGTTTGAGCTTCTAAGCAACAAGAGTATCTTGCTTAATTCAGAAGAAGATACTACACTTACAGTAGGAACAGACCTAACTTTAGATGTATCTGGGAACCTAGAGAGCAGTGTTGGTGGTAGTGCATCCCTGGATATTACTGGCTCATTAGACCTTACCATCTCTACTAACTTGGGTGTTACAGTCACTGGACAAGCTGACATCAACAGCACTGGCCCAATGATTATAGGCAGCTCTAGTACGCTAGACGTTACCGGCACCACTAGCTTGTCGCTGACAGGCGGCTCAGTCAGCCTTAGCGGCGGCACAGTATCTATTGCTGGGACCTTAGGCGGCAGCTCTGGAACACCAGGCTCCATCGGTGTTACCTCTACAGGAGTAAATCTTGGTACAGGCACTCTTGGAGGTGTGGTTGGTGGTACTCCGTTCACAAATGCGTTTACTGCATTTGCAGCAAACATGGCTGCCGCTGCTGCAACTGCCACCGTAGAGGCTGCCTACGCAACTGCAGTAACCACTGCGGTAGCTACCCTGGTAGCAAACTTGGCAGCGGCCGTGTCCACAACAACGCGCACAGGATGAACAAATGGCATTTAGCCGCACACAGACAACTCTGGGACTAGCGTTTAGTGATACGGTAGTAACCTTATCCGACGAGGAACGCGCACGAGCTGTTCAAGGTGCACAACTTACCGATTTAATTCAATCTTTGTATTCGATCTGTCTGTATGACACGAATACGGACGCTATACTTGAAGCTGAATTAGACCCTGGTAAGCGTACTAAAAACGCTGAGTACTTCTTTCGTGTACCACCAAAGGTTCATGAATTTGACGAACCGTTTGCCACAAGCATATCCAACACACAGGATCATGGCAAATACGTGGAATCTTACGGCTCGATTCAGAAAGCTATTAGAATTTCTGGAACAACTGGATTACGCCCAAACAAGATTGCCCCAACTACAATTCCTGTATTGGGAGTCACAGAAACTCAATTGAGTGCGGTGCTCGGTAACGGACTATCACCCAGCATACGCACCATCTCTCCGGATGAGAAAACAGGTCATGATGACATAATATTCCTGCGTAATATATTTAGAAAGTATTCTGACTTAAAAGCCAGTGATTCGTTATCTGGCCGAGTCGTGATGTTGTGGAGAAACTTAAAGGACGCGGACTATTGGGTTGTCGAGCCGGAAGACTTTAAGCTGTCCCAAGGGTCCAACTCTCCCCTCACATATGAGTACTCTATTGCATTCAAGACGTTAGCAAGATTTGATTTTTCATACTCTCTGACTCCAGATCCTCTAGAAGACGCGCGGTCAAGGCAAAGGATAGCATCACGAGTACAGGAGTACGGACAGAACATACTCAACATCTTCTTTACTGTGTCAAATCAGCTAAATCGGCTTCAAGGATTTTCTACCTTCATTAGCAACACAATCCTTAGCCCCGCGCTTGGCGTCATAAATGGATTGAACGCGGTTAAGTCTACTTCATTTGGAGTAGTGCGCGGTTTGCTAAATCAAGTCACCACCCTGTCCACTAACTTGCAAGTAGCCATCGCGCAGTTAACGGAGATAACGGAACCAGCAGACTCAGTTGTCCGTGCTCTCCGTAGACTTCAGATAGTTTGTGCTCAGATACAGTCTGAGCCCATTGCCAGTGAATCTGCAACCCCTGATGTTGGCTTGATCTTAAACAACTACTCAGCGATATACGAGATTGCGGGTACTATAACGACTGCCAGAAGGGCACCGGATAGCTCACCGACATACATTGGCTATGAGCCTACCCCCGCAGCGGTAGGCGCAGACACTGTTGGAGAGGGAGAAGACATCAGAGACCTGGCAACAAGATTGCTTGGTGATCGATCTAGATGGCGGATACTGGTTGCCCTCAATCGTTTAAGATCTCCATTTACCGCGCCTGTGGCTTCCCCTGGTGTGCTGGCTCCGGGGGACACCATACTTTTCCCTGCGGACAGTGCGGTGGCTAGGAGTAGCGCGACCGTTGGAACACAGAAGCCGACGACCAATGAAACTAACGGAAACGCACAGGCAAACACACCGGTTCAGCTTTCTTACGGTCGTGATCTTCGCCTTCGTTCCACATTCGTAGGTGGTACTGAGCTTACCGACCTAGTAATTAACCAGCGTGGTGATTTGTCTTCTATAGTAGGCATTCCCAACGTCGAACAAGCTGTACGTATAAAGTTCATTACAGAGCGTGGAGAGCTGCCTGCACATCCTAGATTTGGTGCTAAGTTCCCCATAGGAACTAAGGCTACTCCTTCAAGTTTCAACGAGCTTAGAATCAACACCATAAATACGCTAATTAGCGACCGCAGGGTAAATACCGTACGTCAACTATCCTTCAACGTCGTGGCCGATACCTTAACTGTGTCCGCTGATGTTCTACTGCAGAACTCACAGGATATCTTCTCCACCAGCTTCGCACTTCGTAGGTTCTGAGTATGAGCTTTCAGCCCCGTACATTTGAACAGATACTGAACGACATGATTGCATACATGCAATCTCGTACGGCTATCTCTGATTACAACGTAGGGTCTGTTATACGTACGATCCTGGAAGCCGCTGCTCTTGAGGATGACGAGCAGTACTTTCAGATGGTACAGCTGCTGGACTTGTTTTCGTTTACTACGGCTTCCGGAGAAGACTTAGACAGGCGTCTTGCGGATTTTGGGCTAACCAGGAGATCGGCGCAAAGCGCAACTGCTCGCGCAAAGTTCTACGACAATAATCTAGTTCGTACGAGAGCAGGCGCTGATTCGCCCGCAGCAGTTACTTCTATCACCGGATTTGACACCAGCAGGTTTCCAACTAGCGGGTACCCTTACACGATAAGAGTAGGTGAAGGTACTGCGAGGCTGATGAACCTTCTGGTCACAGCTAACAATGCCACCACTGGCGTACTGACACTGTCTGCACCTACCCCTTATGAGATTTTCATAGGTGACAGAATCTCTTTCGTAACTGGCGGAACATTAAGCGCGCCGCTGCCCCCTAGCGCGTCAGCTCGCACCATCACCATAGGTACTACGCTTCAAGCACCTCCCACCGTGACCGAGTCTGCCAGGATCTACAGCACTGTAGAACCTGCGTTTATCATACAAGGAAATTACGAATCTAATGAAGTATTCGTCCGGTGTAGCACTTCAGGCAGCAGCGGAAATATAGGTGCAGGTAGAATTAATCAGTTTCCTAGTTCTCCTCCGTTTGTAGGCGCAGGAGTACAGAACGTCTCTCAGGCAGCAGGCGGTTTAGACCGTGAGACAGACACAGAGTTCAGGACACGCGCACTGGCACAGCTTCAGTCTTTGAGCCGTGGAACTCCTCTAGCTGTAAAGACAGCTGCGATAGGGATTACGGATCCAGTTACACAGGCTCGCGTTGTATCTTCTAACTTAGTTGAAGACTTTTCCAGCAACGAAGTAGTACTGTACGTAGATGACGGTACAGGGTCAGTAGCCCGCACTTCTGGGTTGCCTGCAGATTCTTTAGCGTCTGCAGTGCTGCTTGGCGGTAGCTCACTGCAACCTGTGAGCATTTCTGACTGGCCAAACTCTGGTTACGTGTTGATAGAGTCTGACGGCGTAAATCCGATAGAACTAGTAAGCTACATCTCAAATAACGGTAGCGTTCTTACCCTAGCCTCGTCCACTACGTCTCCGCACGCCTTGGGTTCGATCATAAACTTTGTAGATCAAATCACGGACGCAGCAGAGGCTACTCAACGCAGATTTAAGTTAACTAACTTTCCTGTTGTGCGAAATACTGAGCGTATATGGATTTGTCCGCCTTCAGGAATTTGGTCTTTGTTGGTTCGCGATGTAGATTACAAGCTAAACAAAGGCACTGGCGAACTACAGCTAACCGACGTAGGTGGAGTCGTAGCCGGCACTAAGCTGGTTGCTCATTATTCGTACTACACAAATCTAATTGCGCAGGTACAAAAAGTCATGGAAGGCGACCCGGACGACCCGGTTAACTTCCCTGGTGTTAAGGCGGCAGGAATATTCCTCTCAGTGGAACAGCCAACAATCAAGAGAATCAATGTAATCGCTAGTATAACGGCCGCTGAGGGGTTTAGCGAGGCTTCTTTAGCACCATTGGTTCGTTCCGTAATTGAGTCCTATGTTTCGTCGTTACGCATAGGGCAAGATGTTATAGTGTCCAAAATAATCGACAATGCATTTACAGTCTCTGGATTAGCTGACATCCGAGTCCTGCTTCCTACGTCAAATGTCACTGTGCTAGAATCGGAACTCCCAGTTCCGTTTGATGCTTCAGGAGCCACGTTAGTACAGGTGTTATGACCACTTCTGTTTCACAGTCTGCAATTGGTGAGCTTCGGGATCAGCTTTGTCTTGATTTCGCAGATGGAAAGTACTTAAACGTAGTTTCCTCAAACTTAGGTATCCAGCGACCTCCATTTGGGTTCGACGATGATACTTGGCGTGCGCTAGTTAAGGTAATATCGCTACAGTACAAACAGGTTAAGACCAAGTTTGAAGATATCCTAACTATTCTGTTGGGGCCTAAAGTAACCCAATGCTCTTCTTTCGCCAACTCCGTGCTCTCTGGCGCCAAACACGCTGTTTTGGTAGGCACGAAGCAGTTTCCACAGGTTGGCACCATGGTCATTGACGAGGGCTTGCCGACTGAGGAAACAGTAAGGTATAGCTACATCGACCGGTACACGAATACAGTGTACTTTGACACTCCTCTAGTGTTTAACCACCCAGCCGTAAATGCGGAATGGGAAACTGGTGTGATAGGTCCGACTGACGCCTTAGAGGTGACTAGGACTGTGTGCGACACCTCCGGGTTTCCCGACCCCACTGCAGTCGGCACGACTTATCCAGTGGTGGTGGGTAGGGGAACGCAGTATGAGTATGTTGACGAATTCCAGTCGGCTGCAAGTGCTCCTGCTCGTTTTATTTCTTTGACAAACGGAGCACCTATCGCGCACCCAGGATTGAACTCCTCTCTTGGAGCCTATGCGTTACTAGCGGCGACCGCATCACAGTCTAACGCGTATTACTTAAACATGGACAGCGTGTCAACGCTTCCACTAGAGAAAGGAATACTTTCAGGAGACGTATCAGGCGCTCTTACCGCCACTGGAGGAACAACTACAACAGTAGTTACTGCGGGTCCCCTTCCTACTACTTCACCCTATAGCGGATTCACTATTAGATTTAATGGAAACGTAACCGCAGCTTTAGCTGGACGTGTAGGATACGTGGCTAGCAACAACACTACCACCTTCTTTCTGTTCAACACCTTACCTGCTTCACCCGTAGCTGGTGATACGTTTGTTCTCATAGCTAACTTTGAGTACATCCGAGCGCAGGAATCAGACAACTCAGTGCTAATGAAGCAGGAATTGCCAAACTTGCAGGTATTTGCTGCCAACACTAAGTTCTCTGTACTAATTCCCAGCACAACTGTTTGTGTCGCACAGGTCCAGGTTAAGTCTGGAGGCTGGGACGTTATACAGTCAGACGCTGACCACGTTGAGATTCTACTGCCAACAGATGCACTTGAGAACGACCTGCGATCCGCCAGCTACATACGCGCTGCAGGGGCAGGCAGTTCAACAGCAAACGCTCCATTCTACCCAGGCGGTACTGACACGTCTGTAGTTAGTACCAACTCGTTTGCATT